GTACTCGGTTGTCTGGAAAACAGCCATGGATTGCATTCGACAACAGTGGAACTTGGTTTGACGGATACGGATTGGAGAAAGTCGTCATTTTCGACGATTTTCGAGGAGAGTGCCCTCTCGCGTACCTTCTCAGACTGCTTGACAGGTATCCCATGGTAGTTCCTGTTAAGGGTGACTCTGTGAATTGGCAACCGCGCATTATCTACATTACGTCCAACGTTTCGCCTCGCGAGTGTTATAACAATGTCGATATCAATTTGTTGATGCCTCTTTATCGACGAATTGAGTTATTGGAGTATCAAGGCGCCCGTGGCGTTATTAGTGATCACACAGAAAGTTTGAGATTCGAATAAATCGCGTAAAATTTTTGAAGCGAGGGCGAAGCCCGAGCGTCAATAGACGTACTGAAATCATTATACAAAGGCAGGCTAAAGAAAAGGGGGGTACGGGGGGAACCCCCCCCCGCCCCTGGTTCAGCATCCGCAGGGCTCGTGCAAAGGGGGGTACGGGGGGAACCCCCCCCCGCTGCTCATGTTTTCAGTAATTCCGGGGCAGGCGGTACGCCGGTTCCCCCCTAGGGCCCCCCGCGGAGCGGCCTAGCGGAGCGGTTCTCCGCGGAGCGTGGGCCCCCCCCGGGAGGGGACGCGAACGAATCTTGGAACTTTGGTCTATGCTAGTATTACCATAGACCACTTAAGTGCCAAAACCTAAGTTCCACTTAACCCTAAGGGGTCGCAGGGGCGCAGCCCCCGCGGGGTGGAGGGGCGGAGCCCCCCCGGGGTCCCAAGGGGCGGAGCCCTTTGGCCTAATCATAATGACAATTAGCAGGATAGTAGTAAAGACAGTTATTCGCTGTTTTTGCTGCGTTAAAGGTATTCAAGATCCCTCCGGTCGACGAAGCCCTCTGGCGCGAAATATTTCCTCGTCGCGACGAAGAAAAAGGTTACGAACCCCCCCGCGGAAAACGAAGTCGTCCAGATACTCCTTTCGATCGCTCTCCACGTTTCGCCAAGCGTAGAATGTTTCCTATGTATGCACCACCCGTGTATGCAGCAGCTCCACCTGCTGCTGCACCAGCCAAGAGATCTTATCGCAGAAGAAATTATAGAGGTACTAGTTACCAGAAGTTGAAGAGATCGAATGAACGTATGAAAACCGACAGAAAAAGATTTCGCGATTGGATTAAATCAACAGGACCTGTTGGAGTCCCAGGCTCTGTTCGACAACAGATAGTTGGCCCAACGTATCAAAGTGCGGAGATTGGACAGAGACATCTTCGCAGAGCTGCTGGGTACTATGGACCTGGAGACTACAAGTCGACTCTTGGTCGATATATACCCCCAGGCAGCTTTAGCAAAGCAGGCAGTTGGCTTGGTTCTGCAACTGGTATTCCAGGACTCGGTAGTCTTGGAGGATGGGCTGGTGACCAGGTCTCCAAATACGTAGGATTTGGAGATTACGGTCCAGTTTCCACCAACCAGATTATTGATAGCGGGTCAGGAGCGCAGCAGCTTGTTTCAGTTAATCCCGGGGATCGTAGTGGCGACATTTGCTTGGATCATACTAGCTTTGTTGCGAACGTGATCGCCACTACAGGTGACGGAGTTACTGCATCCCCTTTTGAGATTCAAGGTTACGATTTGAATCCTGGTCTAGTAGAAACATTTCCTTGGCTTTCGCAAATTGCCTCGAATTATGAACTTTACGATTGGGAAGGCTTGATTTTTCAGTTCAAGCCAACGAGCGGAGAGTTTGGATCTAGCACTAGCAATGCGTTAGGAAAAATAATCATGGTTACGAGATACGGAGTTAACCAGGATACATCGTTTGCTAACTCCATTGAGATGTTGAATTACGATTACTCTAATTCGAGCAAACCTAGTTGCGGAATGCTCCATGGAGTAGAGACAGATAACCGTAAGCAAAACGGAGGTGAAATGCTTATGGTTAGAACAGGGCCACCTACAGAGTCTCGTACGTTATTTGACGTCGGAAAATTTTATATTGCTACTGAAGGAATTCCAATGGGAGAGAACACCACCGCTATTGTCGGTGAACTATGGGTTACCTACAAACTTCGTCTTTCTAGAGCTAAGCTTTCTACTGCCCTTGGCGATAGCATTGAATGGGCTCGTGTTCGTGACATTGCCACGTCTAGTGCTATGTCCACAGCACCATTGATTTCGGCGCAGTCTACGTTTAATGTCATTATTGAAAACACCAATTCTACGTCAGCTACCGTTACTATTCCCGCCAATCAAGTGACCAGCGGTGATCTTCATATGACGTTGAGTATTGAACCAGCAAGCGGCACAAGTGTTGTTCTACAACAAGTAGACAATCTTGTCAATATTGTTAGGTACACTCGCGATCAGACTCTTCAGGCTGTCACTGGTGCACCAAGTATAGGAGATCCAGATAATCGTGCTATTATTCAGGACGACTACTTTAAGATTCCGAGGCCTGATCAGGAATGTTCGTTTAGAGTTAGATTAACTGGCGAACTTCCCAGTGGTAACCATATTGTTAGTTATCTTTTTAATCAGTACAACGACGCTATGATTGTTGATTAAAATACCAATTTTTGCATTAACCTCTGGAAGGAAGGCTCAGGGGGAGGAGGAGGCAAAAAAATCACAATAAAAAGAACGTGTATTAATCAATTAGAAATAACCCTCTGTATCAGAAGTCGTCAAATCGATGACTTCATTGTCCGGCCAGAGCTCGCGTACTGGGGTTTCAAACATGAAAGCCAAGCGATCGTTCTGATCCCAATAATTCCATCCCACAGGAGTTACAGGAACACGCCTGGAAATACGCCAAGTGTAGGACCAGTTACTTGCATCGTTACTTGACTGGAAATGGTACACGACTCCATAGTTCCCGATATGGTCGTCCATTACGTAATAGGAAATACTCCAGTAATCCCCGTCAGATTCCAGCTGTCTTAGGATGCGACTGGCCTCGGAACGCACATACAGATATCGTCTCCACCAAGGCGTGATTGCTTCATCAGTACCAGCATCCTTGTATTCTCTTGCGTACTTAGCCAATTCGCTAATAGCAGTGCTCTTAAAGCACCTCCAGTAATCCTGCGTACCACAAGAGAAGTCATTGACAAGAGATCTTAGATCCAATGGGAGTCTGTTCAAAGTCTGCATGATAGGATGAATGAATAGGTTTGCGGTCTTGTTGCTTATAAACCCGTTCCGTGTTCCGTTAGGGATATGCCCGAAACCGTTTCGTTAAAAAAAATAATCAAGGTAGCAGTACCAGTACTAGTACTAGTACACCAGTCGGACTCCGACTGTAAAATCGAAAATTTAAATTGGTACTAGTACGTACATGTACTTACAGTCAATCATTATTTACAATTGTAAACGATCGGTTCCACAAATCCGACGATCAGGAATTGACGGGCGTTACCAACATAGTCCTATTCATTTAGACCAACTCATGTCTAAGACCAGGACCTATTGCTTCACGCTCAACAACTATTCAGAAGATGAGCTTGAACGAGTTCGTGAGTTTCTCAGAGATCATTGCCGTTATGGAGTTGTTGGAAGAGAAGTTGGAGAGTCAGGAACTCCTCATCTCCAAGGTTACCTTTACTTGCACAATGCAAGATCTTTCGACCAGGTTAAACGAAACCTCGGAACGGATCGAGTCCATCTTGAGAGAGCTCGAGGGAGCCCAGCTCAGAATCGGGAATATTGCACCAAAGACGGGGCATATGACGAGTTCGGTACCATGCCTGCAAAAGGCAAAAGATCAGATCTACTCAGAGTTCAATGTGAACTGGACGCAGGCGCTACTGAGAGTGAAGTGGCTGAGGACCACTTTACTTTGTGGTGCCAGTACCGACGAAGTTTCAATACGTATTCAGTTATCCGCCGACGCAAGGAAAGAACTTGGAAATCAAATGTTATTTGGATATATGGACCAACTGGAACAGGCAAGACATGGCGAGCTATTGAAGAAGGTACTCGGTTGTCTGGAAAACAGCCATGGATTGCATTCGACAACAGTGGAACTTGGTTTGACGGATACGGATTGGAGAAAGTCGTCATTTTCGACGATTTTCGAGGAGAGTGCCCTCTCGC